GTAGTGGACGAAGTGTGAGCGACCGTGCTAGTTTCGCGCGCGTGAGGGGCACTTCCGCACTGTGGGGCATGATGGACGCCGGGCACCTCGTCATGAAGTCACCCAGCGGGGGGCTCTATTACACGTCCGAGTTCAAAGACTTCCCGGCACGTCAGTGGACCTGGAAACGGCCCTAATGGAGAACACATGGTAGAGACCCTGACAGCGAAGTTTGTGAGCTGCTGCCCAGTGTGCCGGCTCAACATCAACCCCGGCGAGACCATCATGCTTTTTGGCGAGGAGCTGTGAGCGCGACGCACTTCGCCGTCGTCTTCGACGACGAGATACGCGGGGTCTTCCTCACCAAGGGAGACGCCGTGGAGCTGGCCGCAGACCTCGTTGCGACGGGTGCGCTGGACGGTGGACCACTCCGCGCGTGGCACCGTGGGCAGTGGTGCGGTGACGGCGTGCCCGCTGAGCTGCTGTGCATCGAGATGTGGCGCGGGAGGCAGTACATCGGCACGTACAACTCGCGCGGTGAGCTGGCTGAGACCCGAAAGGGAAGGGCGATACCAGGTAGGTAAACACGTAGGGAGCCGCGCAAGCGATGGGACAGGGGCACATGACAGCTGTCACGGTAGGGCCGCAGCCTCCGCTGTTTCGGTACGCGAATGGCGCTTTGCTCCCGCGCAAGCGCGCACTTCTCCCCTTCGAGCGAGACCGCGTCGCCGCCATCCCCGGTGCATTCGTTGACCACGAAACGGGGGAAGTCACCGGCCAAGACCACGCGCTGTGGGCGGTGGCCAAGGTACACGGAGCAGAGGGCAAGGTGCCCGCTGCGCCTCTGCTCGACACCAACGAACCCGTGCACAAGCTCCTCGCCCCCTTCCAGCGTGACGGGGCGAAGTTCCTCGCGGATCACGCCGAAGACGGTGCGCTCTGTCACGACGACATGGGACTAGGGAAGACGGTGCAGGCCATCCGCGCTGCTACAATGGCGAAGTGGCACAAGCACGCGAAGCTTGTGCTCTGCCCCGCTTTCCTGCGCCCTCAGTGGGAAGGGGAAATCAAGCGGTGGGGGCTCGAGTTCACCGGTTTCGAGGTGCCTGTGCTGGTGCTCGAAGCAGGCGGTACCATTCGCGGACAGAAAGGCTTGCGCTCTGTCGATGCACGCTGCCCACCAGGCGGCTGGGTGGTGGCGTACTACCATGACGCGGAAGCCGCGATGGACTTGGCTGTCGGCAGCGATCAGCCCTACCTGCTCATCTTCGACGAAGCTCACAACCTGAGGGGCTACCGCACGCAGCGCACGGAAGAGACGGGCGGCGCGTCCACCTTCGCCGCTGGGCGCATTGCGCTGACTGGCGATTTGCTCGTGAACAACGCGGCGAAGCTGCACCCAGTGCTCAACCTCATTCAGCCTGGAGCTTTCGGCCCTTATAAAAAATTCAGCGCGCGCTACGCGAGCGGAGGTGAGAACGAAGAGGGCTACTGGACAGTCGGTGCTCTCAGAAACGAAGACGAGCTGCGCGAGCGCATGCGCTTCTTCAGCTTCCGCCGCACGTGGGATGACATCCCCGCGAAGGAGCGCCCCTTCGACACGCGCATGCAGACGGTGTGGGTCGATGTTGAGAAAGGTCACCGCGCGCTACGCTCGCTCCTCGTGAAGGGGGTGCAGCTGATGGCGTACGCGCAAGCGCTCGCTGACGCCAAGATGGAGGTGGTGCTCAACGCCTTGCGCAACGACACCAGCGCGGGCATTCCAAGCCTGACCTTCACGCTCACCAAGAAGCACGCGAGCGAGCTGGTCGAAGGGCTGCGCGACAAGCACACCAACCCACTGCTTATCCACAGCGAGGTAGCCGACGCGAAGAAGCGCCTGCCGCTTATCGAGAGCTACGTAAAGCTAGAGCGCGTCAACCGCCGCGTGCCGCTGGTCATCAGCACTCTGGGGTCCTTGCGCGAGGGAGCCAACCTGCAGTGGGCCAAATGCGTCAACTTTGCTGCGCTTCCCTACGCGCCTGACGAAGTGCGCCAGGGGCTCGCCCGCGCTGCGCGCATGGGGCAGGAAGGTACCGTCATCGTGCGCTTCTTCGTCGCCAAGGGAACTGGCGATCAGTACTTCGTCGAGCTGATGAAGCGGAAGCTGAAGGAGCAGTTAGCCCTCGCAGGCAACAAAGAGAGCGCAAAGGTAAGCTTGGACGCAGCGCTGAGCTTCACCCAGAAGGACATCGATGAGGTGTTGGCAAGAATGATGGAGCGAGCGAGGGACGAAGAATGAGCCGGGGTCAACATCACCGAGTCCCGAGCGCCCCGCCCAACCCGGAGTGGCTCCCTCACAACCGCGTGCCCGAGTACCTCAAGCGCCAGCAGTACCGAAAGACACTGGTATGGGCAGAACAGCTCGTTCACGAGGCAATGCTGCTCGGGCTGGAGTGGGCCATCAACTCGCCCCGCGCGTTTGTCAACGACGCGATGATGATGCGCTTCTACGACAGCGGCGGAGCCGCCGTTACGGACATCGAGGCGGAAGCCATCAAGGAAGTCTCCAAGCGGCTGCTCGACCGCTTGCGCAAGAGCGATGGCCTCTGGCGCAAGAAGGTAAGCAAGAACCTCGAGTTTCAAGCTGAGCGCGAGCGCCACCAGAAAGAGCTGGTCGCAGACCTCGAAGCAGAAGCCATCGCGCTTGGCGCAAGGCCACGTCGATGAGCTACAACCTCGCCGTAATGCCAGCGGCTCTCACTCCTGGGAAGCTGTTGCCGTTCGAGATGGGGGCTACCTCCAAGGGCTGGCACGCGATTGAGAGCTTCGCGTCGTACTGCCCGAAGGAGCACCAGTTCGACAAGGTGCGGAAGATTCGCCCGCGCAACGACGAGCTGGAGCGCCCGCTGGCCATCGGCCTGCTGCTCCACGCAGCACGCGCACAGTGGTTCAACGACGGGTACAAGGGCGCGCTCTGGCTCGTCGCCATCAAGCGCTACGTCAAAGCCTGGAACAAAGACAACCCGCGGCGACCCATGCCGAACGACGCGCTGCCCATCGCTGAGCGCACCTTCACCACGTACGTGAAGTACTGGAAGCTCTTGCCCAAGCCCGAAGTGCTGGCGGTGGAGTACGAGCTGAAGCCCAAGGTGCTGGTGAAAGACGCGCCCGAATGGACCGCGCGCGGCGCGCGGCTCGACTCCATCGAGCGCTACAGAGGAGGCACCTGGATAGGCGAGCTGAAGTCCACCTCCGAGAGCGTCAACTCCGTGAGCGAGATGTACGCGCTGCACGGGCAGGTGTTGCTACAGCTCGCACGCTGGGGCGAGGAGGAGACCAAGCGCTTTGGCCCCCTCAAGGGCGTGCTCCTTGATGTGGTGAAGAAAGGCTACTCCGACGGGGGCAAGGCTTACCCCCGCGCGGCCATTCCCCTCGAGACGCTCAAGCACGCGCTGCAGTGGTTCAAGAAGGACTTCACCACGTGGGTGATGCAGTCCTCTCTCATCGATTGGAACACCAGCCCCGAGCGCCGGATGAACTGCATGCGCCCCTATGGCCCCTGCAAGTACCGTGAGATCTGCAGCCGCGGGCGCGACGGGGCGATGGGCTTCGAGTTTGAAGACGGCACCCCGTTACTGGAGTGGAAGCCTTCAGCGGGGAAGGAAGTGCCGCCGTGGGCCTGAGGTTCCGCTGCGCAAGTCGCTTACCCAAGCGTGACGGGCGCGACTGGTACGAGTTCGCGCTGTTACCTGGAGGTACGCATGCCACTGATGAAAGGGAAGTCGAAGGCCGCGTTCAGCTACAACGTGGGCGAGCTGATGAAGAGCGGACGCCCTCAGAAGCAGGCACTGGCAATCGCCTACCGCGAGTCGGGCGAGAAGCGGAGACCTCGTGAGGGGAGCGAGCACGAGTCGAAGTCGATGGCTGCGGTCGAGAAAAGGCTCAACAGGAAGGGCTTCTAAGGGAGGCAAAAATGAAGAGCTACAAGAGCGGGCGCAACGCGGGGAAGGGGAAGGGACCCAAGGACGCGGTGAAGGACAGCTACGCGGAGATGGGTCAGAAGCGCTCCCTGCCCGACGCGAAGAAAACAGCGTTCAGCAACATGGACCGCATAGCCAAGCGCCTGGACAAGAAGGGCTTCTGAACGTGGTCCTCTCCCCGGAGCAGCGTTTTGTGCAGGCGGCACTTCATCGCCTCGGCGCGCCGTACCTCTGGGGAGGACGAGGCTACGTGAAGTGGTCCCCGACCGGGCTCATCACCCACGGCTTTGAAGACCCGCCAGGGAGTCGACACCCGCTCTTCTGCGTCGACTGCTCGGGTCTTATCGCGTGCGCGCTGTACGAGTCGGGGGGCCCCGACTGGCGGGCGACGCACAACGCCAGCGCACTGCTCGAGGAGTGCGAGCGAGAGCAGCCGCCCAACGTGTTTGGCAACCTGCACTTCTACGGCATGAGCAAGAGCAACATCGTGCACGTGGCCATCGCCCTCGACCATGGCCTGCTGCTCGAAGCCGCGGGAGGCGATCAGTCCACCACGCAACCGACGCCGGGCAAGCAAGTGCGCATTGGTTACGCAGTGCGTAACGACTTTCAAGAAGCGGGACGATTGCCGCTTCAACTTCTCCTGAAGTAAACCCCGCGGGTTTTGTTCCCACTGGGTAAGCACCGCAGTTCCACCACGCTGGCGCAGTACAGAGGGGTAGCCAAAAAATGAAGCTGACCACGGCAGGTGCCCTGCTCAAGGGCACCATCTACGCATTCGTGTATGGAGACACGGGAGTAGGGAAAACGCGCCTTGCGCTTTCGCTCTCTCCCGACGGGCGCGGCGCGGGCTGCGCTTGGGTTACCTCCGAGCCCGGCGAGACACACTCCATCGCGCAGGTAGCACCCGATGCAGTCGTCGCGCTCATGGAGTCGGGCAACCCAGTTGAAGAAGCAGTTAAAGCAGTCATCAAGCTTCGGCAGGACCCCAACATCAAAATCATCACGGTCGACGCGCTCAGCGTCATGTGCGGCCAGCTGGTGAACTACCTCAGCGAAGGCGAGGGGGAGAAGGCGCTGGGCTTCGAGGGCTGGCAGGAAGTGCTCGCCACCTTCCGCAGACTCGAAATCGCCTGCAACGACACGGTGAAGAAGCACAACAAGAGCGTCATCTTCACCGCGTGGGAAGCGGAGCCCATCTATGAAGACACGATGGGCGGACAGTCGTTGAAGGACGGCGGCGAGGGGCGCCCCTTCCTGCAGGGCAAAGCCAAGAAGTGGATGCCCGGCCAGTGCGACATCATCGCGCGCATGACGAGCAAGCAAGTCATCGTGAAGGACGAGAACGGGAAGGCGGTGAAGCGCTGGAAGGGGCTGCTTCACCTCGACCGCAGTGGAGACTGGCTCTGCAAGTCGCGCTGGAAGCTCCCGTCTCCGTACCCCGCTGACCTCGGCCAGCTGCTGCGCGACGTCGGCGTGCTCAAGAAGAAGCTGCAGACGGGCAAAATTGCTTCTCCGCTCAAGAAGTCAGCCTGAGTGGAGGGTCAAGCTTTGAGGCTGCGCTGACCGCTGCACACGCGGAACCTCGATCACCACGTAGCGATTCACCAACCCGCCGTTGGAGGTACCACACATGCCGAAAGGCGAAGCGCAGTACATCGAATACAACCCGGGCGAAAAGCCAACAAGCAGCACGCCCACCGAAGAGGGCAACTACGAGCTGAAGCTCATGAGCAAGGGCAAGCCTGGCCCAAAAGGCTGGAGGAAGAAGAACCCAAAAAAGTACCCAAACCGCGCGTGCCAGTTCGCGGTGATGGGCACGGAAGACGAAGTGACGGGGAGCGAGAAGCGGGTGACGGAATTCGTAAGCCTGAGCCCGGGCTTTCCGCTCCAACGTATCGCCAACTTAGCCTACGCCTCGGGCTACCCGGAGAAGCTGAAGCTGATGAAGGGTCCGAAGGGGAAAGTGAATGACCCCTCCGTGATGCAGAACATGAAGGCGACAGACGCGCTGCTCGATTGGATTGAGGAAAACGACGTCACGCTGCGCGCCTTCCTCAAAATCGAGGCCTACAACGGAGAGGACCAGAACAAGGTGGGGCGCTGGCTACCCCCTGACGCTGTAGTCGAAGAACGCAGCGAGGAAAACGAAGACGAGAACGAGGAGAGCGAGGAAAGCAATGACGATGAGAGCGAAGACGAAAGCTCCGAAGAAAGCGACAGCGACGACGCCGACGAAGAAGCCGAAGAGGCCGAGGAGGCGGAGAGCGACAGCGCGGAAGACGAGGGAGACAGCGACGAAGAGTCGAATGAAGAGGGCTCCGAGGAGGCCGAGCCCGAGGAGGAATTCGAGGCGGTGCCCCGTCCGCTGAAGCCCAAGGTGAAGCAGGGGCCCGTCAAAAAGGGCGGGAAGCTCACACCCAAGATGAAGCCCGCGAAGAAGCACAAGAGGTAGCCATGTACCTTGAAGCAGCGGATGGAACACGTTGGCCGCTGTCCAAGGTAGAGGAGATCGCCCGGCTCCAGACTGAAGCAGGGGCCGGGCGCTGTCCCTTCTGCGAGCGCCCCATGAAGTTCAAGCCTCGCGCACGCAAGCCTGTCGTCTGCTTCCGCGCGGACTGCGTGATGGAGTACCACCGCGTCTACAACTACATCCCGAAGCGCCTACAGTGGCGGGAGCACCACCGCGCAGTGCTACGTGAAGCCCGCCGGGTAGCAGGCCTCACTGCTCGAGGCACTGCGCGAAAGATGCCTCTGCCCAAGCCAACTGACCCGCGGCTCTGGGAGAACAAGAAGTGAAGTACGACCCGCGCAAGCACGGCGCGCGCTGCGACCTCTGCCCGCGGGCGGGGCAAACACCTGTCCCGCCCACGGGCCCTAAGCGCGCGCACCTTTGCTGGCTCGGGCAGGATCCCGGCAAGACGGAGGTGGCACAGCTGGCCCCCTTCGTCGGCCCAACCGGGAAGAAGCTGACAGGCATCTGGGAGAAAGCTTGCGCGGTGGCGGGCGTAGCGCTGCCACGCAAGCTCATCTGGGTCACCAACGCGGCCTTGTGTCTCCCACTCTCGAAGAGCGCCGCTGAAGGGAAACGCGCAGTTGACTGCTGCGCGCCAAGACTGCAGCGCGAGCTGCAAAGCTTGCACTCGGATGCCGGCATCCTCCCCATGGGGAAGTGGGCTTTCTACGCGTTGACCGGTCGCACGAAGGGCGTCGCCAAGTTTCAAGGCTTCTACAACCCGCTGAAGAAGTTACCCGCCGTACCTGCAGTGAAACCCAAAAAGGAGAGGGGTAAAAAATGAACGACTACATGACCACGCGCACGGTGAACCTGGCTGAGCGCCTCGCGTACTCCACCGAAACCCGCGGGGCGATGCAGCCTGCGTTTGCCGAAGGCGATCGCCTCGAGCGCTTGGAAGCGCTGCGCTGCCTGAGCCGCGACGTGCTGCTTCGCTACACGCAGAATCCAGAGATGATGGAAGCCCCGCCTGGTGTGCTCGCTGCGCGCGCGGTGGTGCAAGCGGAGTCGCTGCTCGCGGAGCTTGAGCGCGTCGAAGCAGGGAAGGAAGTCACCGAGGAAGAGAACATGAAGCACGGAGTCCTCTTCCGCATGTTCCGCGAGATGTTCTGGCGCAAGCAGCAGGGAAGCGGCGCGTGAGCGGAGCCGTCAAACACGACGGAGCCAAGCCCGAGCTGGCGCTGATGAGCAGTGCAGCACTCAACGGGCTTGGCATCGTGCTCACCTACGGCGCCAAGAAGTACGCAGCCGACAACTGGCGCTTGGGGATGCGCTGGCGCCGGCTCATCAGTGCAGGTCTACGCCACCTGCTCGCGTTCAGCGATGGCGAGGACATTGACCCGGAGAGCGGGCTGCCCCACCTCGACCACGCAGCCTGCTGCCTCCACTTCCTAAGCGAGTACCAGAAGAAGCACCGCGGAGAGGATGACCGCCATGTTCACGTGCAGCACTTGCCATCGAAAGCTCGCAAGCCACGCGTTCGGGCGGCTACACGGAAAACGAAGACCGCAGTGCAAAGCTTGTCGCGTAGTCGTGTTGCGGCGCTTCCGCGCCAAGCATCCAAAGTACAACGCGCTCGCCTGTCGAAGGTACGCCGCGCTTAATCGTATGGCACTTCGTCGCGCTTCCAAACGTTTTGCCAGAGCACATCCCGAAGTAGTTCACGCACACAGCCAAGTCGCTCTCGCAAAAAAGCACGGACGCCTCAAAACGCCTGCGCAATGTTCGCGTTGTAAGCGGACACTAGAAATCCAGGCACATCATCCGGATTACCGGTTCCCGCTGCGCGTGGAATGGCTTTGTCGGTCGTGCCACAAAAAGGAGCACCTTGCGTGTGGTACCTCCCAGTAATTCACCCTGCAGCGACTTTTCGGAATCCACAAGCCCTCGGCCCCCTCATTGCGCATGTTGAGAATTTTGTTCACTGCGCGGTGCACGGGCCTCCGCCTCGCCCGCGTCTCGAACGAAACCCAAGTGAAGCGCGGCTACGGGAGTTTCTCGCGGTAGCCCGCCGCGAGAAGCTCGCCATCAACCTGGACGTCGAGACTGGGCGCTACGGGCACATGGCCGCTTTCGCCGAGCTGAAGATTCTGGGCGTGGGCATCGATTACGGTCCAGGCTGGGGCTTGAGCTGGGACTGGGAGCGCATGCCATTCCGCGTGCGCTCCCTCCTCCGCGAGGTGTTCCGCTCGAACAAGTGGACGAAGTGCGGGATGAACCTCGCGGGCTACGACGAGGTGGTGCTCGCCCGCTACGACATGAAGCTGAGCGGTCCAGTACACGACATCCGCGACGGGAGGCGGGCTCTCAGCGCTTCTTCCCGACTCGCGCTTGACCACCAAGCCTCACTTTACCTCCCAGGCTGTCCTCCCTGGAAAACGTGGGTGCGCGAAGACGAAGACGGCAACGTGAAAGGTAGTTACGAGGTGCACACCGTGCGCGATTCAGACCTCGCGTACAACGCAGAAGACTGCGTGCGCACCGCTCAAATCCGCACCAAGCACCGCCCAGAGCTGCGCGAGGGCGGTGCACGTGTGAAGCGCATCTACGCTCAGCTGCGAAAGCTCTCGAAGGTAGCGGGCTCCATGATGGCCAATGGCTTCCCCATCGACAGAGGAATGCAAGCCACGCTCAGCGTGCAGCTGATGAGCATCTTCAAGCGCGAAGCAGGAGCCTTCACCCAGCTGGTGAAGAAGCGCGCGCCTCACTTCCGCTTCGACGCAGACGGCCTCAACTCCGACGACTACAAGGCGCTGCTCTTCCGCGAGTGCAGCAAGCCCGGCATCAAGAGCTTCGGGCTGGAGGTACCGCTGAGCGATAAGTGCTGGACGGAGAGTGGTCAGCCCAGCGTGGGAAAGGACGCGCTGCTGTACCTCTACGCACAGCCCGACACGCCAGATGAAGTGCGCTCGCTGCTGCGCCAAGGCTGGAAGGTCAACGCCCCGCTCAAGCTGCGCTCAACCAACGTGAAGTCACGACTCGTGGAGAACGCCATTGGACCTGACCATCGCGTGCACCCCTCCATCAACTCCGGTGCCGCAGAGACGTACCGCTGGACGTGTAGCCGCCCCAATCTCTTCAACCTCAGCAAGGAAGTGCTTGAGGAGGACGAATCCCTACGTGGCGTGCTGCCCAACGTACGCGCGCTGTACGTCGCCCCCAAGGGCTACTGCATCGTCTCTCGCGACTGGAAGGGTCTCGAGCTGGAGGTGATGGCGGAGGTGACGGGTGACAAAGCGCTGCGCCGCATGCTGAACAACGACGTACCCAGCGAGAAGAAGTGCGCGAAGACGGGCAAGCCGCTCAAGATGGACGTACACACGCAGCGCGTGCGCGAGTGGTTTCACCTCCCGCCCGACGTAAACGCTCCCACTCAGGTGAGAGTGCAGGCGAAGAAGGTGGGCTTCAGCTCCCAGTACGGCGGGGGCATCGAGATGATTTACATGAAGGTGCTGGAGCAAGACCAAGCCGCCGACTTTGACGAAGTGATGGCGCTTTGGCTCAAGTTCAAAGAAACGCACGTGGGCATCGTGGAGTGGTGGGAGCGCTCGATGGATGAAGCGCGTACGCACGGGTACAACGAAGCGCCCATCATGGGCTACCGCCGTGTGTACCCGCCCACCGACGACGGGCGCGCGATGATCAAGCCCACCGAGACGAGCAACTACCGCGTGCAAGCAGGCGCAGCGGCCATCGCGAACAGCACGCTCGTTGGGTGCGGTGACGAAGAAAGCTTCAAATGCAGCGTCGCGTACAGGCTGCAACGCGAGTACCCACACGCGTGGATTGCGATGCACGTGTACGACTCCATCGACGTCATCGCGCGGGAGCAAGATGCCGAGGGGGTCAACGCCCTGCTAGAAGAGTGCATGCGAGGGCCATGGGCCATCGGCTCTCGTCCGCGCCCGTACGCGAGCGACGGGAAAATCGGCCAACGTTGGAGCGAGGTGTGATGATGAGCAACAAGTCTGACGTGCTGGTGCAGTGGAACGAAGGCGGGGCGCCCATGTATCTCTCGCTGCCCAACTCGTTGCTGGAGCTGGGCGACATGTTTCGCTTGGGGGGTGCCCATGAAGGGCGCGTCATCAAGCTCGCGGGTACCAACGCCAGCGGGGTGAAGCTCTTCGTGCAATGCACGATGCCCGCAACCTTCAGCATCGTGATGGACCCCAGCGAGACGGGCCACGCAGCGGTAGGACCTCCGCCAAAGGTCATCACTCCGCCCGCTCCAGTGCCCGCGCCTGCTCCGCTGCTCGAAGCGCCTCCCGAAGACGACAACTCCTGAGGGCCCACGCTAGAGTGCCTCTGACCCTTTCTTCGGAGGCACCTTGAAGCCCTCTGTCGCTTTCACCTTGGCTGCAACGGCGGGGATTGTTCTCTCCTTCGCGACCCGCTCATCCCCCGCCGAAGCAGCCGACTTCCTCTACAGCTGCCCTCAACCGGGCGCGGACGCGGGGACCACTGCCAACCTCGCCATCAACCCGGGCGAGCAGCTGATGATTCGCTGCCCTGGCTACAGCGGTGTCACCTACCGCGAGTGTCAGACTTCGAGCTGCACCGCGACGTCCACCGACAGCGTGCTCGACGCTGACAAGAGCATCGACGTCTGCACTCCCTCCCAGTACACGACGCTCTCGCTCTACAAGCTGTACGACGGGGGCAACCCGCTCTGCTGCGTCTACAAGGTGTACCCCTCGATGAAGGGCGTGTGCGCTAAGTGAAGCGCGCACTCGTCGTCGCAGGTGTGTTCATCGCGAGCGCCGCGCTCGGCTACATCGGCGTGCGTGGCTGCCGCGACCGCAGCTGCATGCGTGAGCGCCCCTCAGGTACGTACGCCTTCTTTGAGTTCGCCCCCAACAGCGGTGCAGGTATGGGTACGGTTTGTTCGTGCGGCGGAATAAGCGGAGCGAAAGGCGAACCCGTCACTTTCACACGCGCCAGCTCCGCCTACTGCACGAAAGCCAACGAGTGGAGTGGCATCCAAAACGGCGACTTGGTGCAGTGCTCTTCCAATCAACCGCTCGTGATGCCCGGTGGCGACGGCTCAGGCGCGCTAGGTGTGCTCATGGAAGACCAAGCCACCAACCTTCTCTTGCGAAGCGCTGAATTCGACAACGCTGCATGGGTCAACTTCGATGCAGGAACGGGCGCGGTTCCAGTGAAGGGCACCGCCAACACCGACGTCGCCCCCGACGGAACGCTCACCGCTGAGCGCGTTACCTTTGCCTCGACGCTTGCTGACGCCGGCAACGCTTCGGGCCTGTACCAAGCCGTCTTCATGGCCGACGCAGGTGCTAGCTCTCTCTACGTGAAAGACCCAGCCACGCTGGGGCTCGACGGTGGGAATATCGATGGCGGTGGCTCGACGGGTGGAACCTTTGACCTTGCCATCGACAAAGCATCTGGCGTGCAGTGCAGTACTTGCACGTACGTCGCGAACACCTGGACACGCTGCCGCCTTGAATGGGTACCCACAAAGTCAGCAGGCGCGATGTACATCGGGAATCTTTCCAACCTTTGCGGCACCATCCGCGCGGCTCAGACGCCTGCGCTTTGGGGCGCGCAAGCAGAGATAGGAGCCGCCGGGCGTTCGCCTGTGACGTCTTATGTGCCGAGCGGAGCAGCGCAAGGCACGCGGGCGTCAGGAACACTGACAATGCCTATCATCATCCCGCCATCCCCGAAGAGCTTCAGCATGGCGTCGACCATGACAATGAGCCCTGCTGACACTACTAATTCTCTCAACGGCGGCGCGGTAACGGAGTGCATCACGCTCGACCCCACCGCGACGACGAATCGCTACACCATGCTTCAGTCTGTTGCCGCGCTCGAGAGCTACGCCATCACGATTAATGGCGCCTCCAGCAGCGTGTTCCCCGCAGCTACAATCGCGCTCGGAGATAACCGTTACGTGCACTCCTTTGACGGAGTCACTCAAACAGGGTGCCTCAACAACACATGCACGACGGCAACCCCTACGCCCGCGTTGTTCTCGGGCCCTGCCACCATAATGGTCGGTCAACGCCAGTCGACGCTCACCTCCATCGGTCACCCCGACAAGGTGCTCAAACAAATCTGCTTCGACCCTGACCCGTTGCGCTGCCGCTAATGCCCAACCCTCCCCGCGAAGACGACATTACTCCCCCGGATTTCACTCCGAAGTGGAAGCCTTCGCCCCCGCAGCTCACGCCCAAGCCTCAACTCGTCAACGTTGCTGTCGCGCGTCACGAGCATTCAGGAATCTGGAAGCCTGTCACGGGCAACACGCGCAACTTCGTGAAGTGGGGTGCCATCTTCACCGCAGTAAGCACGTTGCTACATCCGCTCATCCAAGCTGTTGCTGAACGCATTGCCCCTTCTCCCGAACGCGAGCTGATCCGCGCACTGCTGAAGGAGCAGCACGAGAAGGGTCACTGATGCTAACGCTCATCGTCGCATTCGCGCTCAACCAGATGTGCGTGATGCAGAACGGCACGCTCAAAGCCTGCAGCGTGAAGACCGTGAACTGCGGCGCGAACGTGAGCTGCTCCATCACCAACGACAAGTGGCAGCTCAGCGCGACCAGCAGTGGCAGTAGCGGAGACGGAGGCCTCGTCCCCGGCGTTGTCGACGGAGGCAGTTGCAGCGCGAACCAGTACGCGCACGCAGTCGACATTCACGGAGCGCCCACCTGCAGCCAGGTGAGCTACTCCCAGCTGAGCGGTTCCCCCATCGCAGGGGGTTCGCCACCTCAGGTGCAGTACAACAACAGCGGCAACCTTGGGGGAGTGAGCAACGCGAACAGCGATGGGACACACCTGACTTTCACACCTGAAAGCTCTCATCCCAGCACGCCCGCGACAGACACCGTCACGTACCAGTACCGCCCCCTCAGCACGTGGCCTGCTCAAGATTGGCGCATCGACGCCTTCTTCGGTGTGGCTATGCCTCAAGGTTGGCTTCGTGAAGCGACGCTCGTCCCCAACGACACCAGCCCCAGCTCCTACAAGCGCTGCCGCTTCGCCGAGAGCAACGCAAGCGTGCTGACCGTGCAATACGGCACCGCTTTAGCGCTCACGCTCACGGGCGGTACTTCCTCCCAAAACTGGGATGCAGGCTCTTTCACCATCCGTCAGCCTTGGTCGGCTATCTCGCAAACAGGGAACTCCAACCAAGCATCTGCACGCGAGACCACTACCTCCACCCCCGCGCCAACGCGCCAGCAAGGCTTCCTTCTCTGGGCGCGTATCTGGCCCTTCACCGTTACAAGCGGCAGCGCCATCTACGTGGGTTGGCAAGCAAGCGGTTCTGCCCCTGTTACGGCCAACCCACCCAGTTCGCTCACCGACATCATCTATATGGGCGCTGACTTCGTCGACACCAACTTCTCCATTTGCCACAACGACAGTTCAGGTACTGCGTCGTGTAGCTCGCTCGGCAACAGTTTCCCCGCGAAGCCCTCCAACGGCATCAGCGGCGAGGTGCCCATCGACATCTGGTTCGCTGCCATCCCCGGCGACTCCACCGTCTACTGGTACGTGCGCCGGCTCGACGACGGCAGTACCACCAACGGCAATTTCAGCTCTGACCTTCCACAGAGCAACGCGCCCCTCTTCTTCATCTACGCAGGCCAAAACGGATGGGACGCAGGAACTGGCACCACCCAAAAGTGGTACATCAGCGGAACGTGCGACTGGACCAACCTCTGAAGTAGGCTGGCGCACATGCTCACGACCCTCCTGCATGCCGTACTCGCGCACAACCCGCCTTTCGTGTTCGCCGACGTGCAGCTCGACGTACCCATGAACAACGCACCCCCAGCGCCAGGGCTACTTGGCTCACTGCTCGATGCGCTTTTCTCTCCGGGAGGCATCACCGCATTGGTAAGCGTGGTGATGGCAGGCATGGCTCTTGTCGTGGGAAGCAGCGAGGTGCGCCGGCGTCGTGTCGCGCTCGCCACCTACCACGCGTTTCACATCGTCGAAGACCTCGATACGGAAGCACCTGGACCCGCGTTGGATAAGGTGAAGACAGGGCTCGAAGCAGCCGACAAGTACATGCTGGCGAACGGCTGGCGTGCGCTGAAGCCTGGAGAGCAAGAGGTAGCCAAGATGGGCTTCCAGTCCCTCAACGGGCTGGCCGCCTCCGCTGCCAAGGTAGGCGCTCAGGCATCGGTGATGGGACCAAGCATGGCGCCTACCCCGCCGATCCCCCCTCGGTAAGCCCTCCCTCCGACGCACCCCTTCAGGAAGGGCTAGCCAGGGTCGACGAGCTGCAGCCTGGCCACGGGTGGGCAGACGCCACGCTGAGTGTTGACCGAAGCGTGACAGACGGCGCTCGCACTCCCGCGGCCACCCTGCAAGCCCGCGGAGAGATTGGCGTCAAACCTGCTACTGGTATCGACCTGTTCACTTTCGGGCAGGCGGACGCGCAGTGGGGTCAGCCGCTCGCCTGGCAGGCTGGTCTGGGCGCGCGGGCGAGCTGGTAGGGGGTACCCCCTACCCCGGCCCCGTTCATTCGAATGCGGCCCAATACGGCTACGGGCCGCCCGTTCTCAGCTGCTGTGCCCGCTCGCGCGCAGCCTTCAGCTCCCGCTGCTTGGCTGCTGGGTCGGTCTCGCGGGCGATGCGCTTGATGGCGTCCCGAAGCTCCCCGACGGCTCCCGCCTTTTGACGCGCTGCGCCAACAGCCGTGCGCGCCCCGACCTTTTCCATCGCGAGGGGTGACAAGCGCGTGAGCAGCGCTTCACCCGCGCTCATCGGCTCCTCAGTCGGGCGCAGCGGCTCGTCGGTGCTTAGCTGGGCCTTGCGCACCATGTCGCGGTACATGCGCACCAGTGCAGGCTGCATGTAGTTGCCGATGGCGTTGAGGGTTGCGTAGCCCTCTTGGCCAGGCGCCAGCTTCGGCTGGTACTGCTCGGGTTGAATGCCTGCCATCGCGAGCTGCTGGTCGACAAAAGGCTCCAGCGCACCGCTCTGGAAGAAGCCGCTGATGGTGTTGGCTGCCAGCTTCTGCGGAATGCCCATGCTCTTGTCGCCCTTGAGGAAGGTGGCCATCGGGTTGATGCCGTCGAGCGAGACGGCATAAACGAGCTTCCCGTCGCGCCCGCGCATCGGGAGCCACACATGCAGCGGGTGCTCCGCCGCCCAAGTCGGCTTCAGCATGCGGTCCCCGGCCGCGATGTCGTCATCGCTGATGCCGTTCATCATCTGCGCGGCTTTCGAGATGGCGTAGGGGAACGCCATGAAGGCGGCTGCGCGGACAGCAGGGGCAACTTTCCCCTGCATGCCGTCCGCGATGATGTTCTTCGCAACGCGCAGGTTGTCTGCATGCCACCCGAGGAAGGGTGCAGCGCCCAGCGTGTACTGCTTGAAGCGAGAAATGACTGGAGGCACCCCTGCGCCCGTCGCGAAGTAGCGATTCACGACGTGCGACGCGTGCGCGCGCGCAAGCGTATCGTTCAACCCCAGCGTCTTGTTGGCTGCTTCGAGGTGATACAGGTAGCCCGCGAGGCGCGCGCTCTGGTCGAAGAACTCGTACGCATTGCCCAGCTTCTCCTGCATCCCGCGGAAGACTCGGTCGTACATCCCGAGCAAGCCTTCCTTCCGCCCACTCACCGCAAGCTCGAGGATACGCCGCGCTTCGCTTCCACCCGCGAAGTCAGTCCCCTTCCCAAGCTTCAGGCCCCCGTCTTCAATCGCCATCTGCACGAGGTCATGCGCAGTGACGCCCGCGCCCACGCCGCGCTCGTTGGACGCGACGAGCATCTGCATGGCCTTCAGCGTGTACTTAGCCATCGCTGTTGGGCTCATCCCGCTCACAGCCATGTAGAAGCCGTTGCTGAGGAAGTTACGCGCCCACGTCACGGGTGAAGTGAGCACGTGCGCAACGCTGAACCAGCCGTTCACACGCTTCACGAACTGGTTCGCCATCTCTTCCGTTGCATGCGGTGGCTGCGCCAGCATCGCTTCGCGCAGCGCGGGGTCTACGTACTTCCCTGCCAGCTCTCCGAAGAGCTGCTTGTTGCCCGCCATGTCGCGCCGTGGGTCCCACAGCTTGCGCGGATCCATCCCAGGCACGAGGTTGTCGCTCCAGACTTTCCCTCGGTACTCGGGAGCCATGAGCGCCTTCGTGCGATTCATCAGGTGGAACATCGCGGCCATGTGCGCTGCGCTCTGCGACGCCATGAGCGCTGGGTCATTGATGACCCCCAGCAAGTTGCGCAGCTGAGGCGGAAGCGTACGCCCCTTGAGAATGCCTCTGTCGCGCAGCGCCGCCGCGATGTCATTCGCCGTGCGCGGGCCTCCCGCGGCCGCGCCATCGGCGATGTCCTTGATGACTCCGCGCACCTGGCCGACCGCGTCTTCCCAGCTCAGGCTGGGGTCACTCTTCTGGAAGAAGCGCGCAGCCTCGTCGATGGCGCCCGAGTTACCCACCACCTCCTTCAGCCATGGCTTCTTTGCCTCGAACGCGAGGTACGCGCGGTGCTGCCAGAGGTGCCCATCGCGCAGCGTCTTCGCCATCGACGCCAGCTCGTTGGGGTTGAAATACCCAGCTTGCGCGAGCGCCAGCTGCTGCCCCTGGATTTCCTTCTGTGACTGCTGGAACAGCTCCCGAAACTCCTTCGGGAGCGTGTTGACGTCCGCGAGAGTGGCCTTGCGGTCGCGCAAGCGCGTCATCACGCTTTCCACACGGGCACGTTCGTTTGAGGTCAAACCTTTCAGCGCCTCTTCCATTCGCGGGTGGAAGTACTTCAGCCGCGCCTCAGCCAACGCGTTGCTTGCCTTCACGCTCAGCACAGCGTGACCCAGCAGCTCGTCTCCGCGGTGCTCGGGGAGCGACAGCTGACGCAGCGCCTTCGCGCGGAAGCTCTGGTCCTGCTGCAGCATCTCTTGCGCCGCCTTCACCACCATCATGTGCTGAGCGTGGAGGTCATCCGGCGTGAGCGGTGCGCTGACGGGAGGGCCGCCCTGCGTCACAGCCGCTGCTTGCGAGGGAGGCCGCCCGCTTCCGCCTCCAATGGGAGGCTGCAGGCGGTTGCTCGCGATGTGCGTGATGTCTGGATCGCGCACGCTCTCGGGATGCAAGTAGTCCGCGGGCAAGTACTTCGTCTTGGTCTTCTCGAGCCCTACTTCCGGCGACAACAGCTCGTCGATCATCACGCTCACTGGACGCGGGCTGCCAGGTGCACGCAGCGAGTTGGTGCCTTGCTCGTCGCGCAAGCTCGCAGTGGGCATGTCCGTACGCGCTTCAGCGCCATGTCGAAGACGGTAACCACGCGCGAGGGGCAAAAGCGCATCGCGGAGGCCACGCTCGATATGTGGGTTCTCCTTGAACCACTTCTCGAGCGGTGCGTTGTTCCCGCGCTGGCTCTCGTTGTACGCCTCCCAGTAACCGCTCTCGCGCAACTGCTCTTGCACACGCGGATCACCGAGTATTGGATTCTTCTCCACGTACGTCGGGCGCTCTGCGTTCATCTCCTGGATGACCGCAAGCTTCTCTTCGAGGGTCTGCGCCCGCTGCATACGCGCAGTCATCGGCTCCGTCACAGTCAGAGGCTCTGTCACGGTCACCGGCTCAGCGCGAAGGTCTTCAGGTGTGCGGCGCTCTGCTAACGCATCGCGGTATGTTTGCGGCTCAGGCGCATAGCTGTTGCGCGTGAGTGCTCCGCGATTGATGCTCGCCTTCGTGAGCTGAGGATCGGTCGTCACCCCCGCTACGTCCCACACCTGAGCGAGGTTCGGCGGAAGCGGCTGCTGAGGCTGCACTGCTGGAGGCTGCCCGCCACGCGCGTTGTTCACCGCTGCCTGACGCGCCATCTGGTCTTCGGGCGTCTCAACAACCGTACGCGGCTCACCCGCCAAGCGATCAGCGTCCATTCCCATCTTCGCGAGCAGTGCGCGGGCTTTGGGGCCGAGTAGGTTCCCGGCTCCTTCCGTCAAATGTCCAAGCCCAAGCGCCAGCCCGGCATTCAACCCTCCGCTGACAGCGGCGTACTTCGCCTTCGTCCTAAGGTCCGCGCCTTCTGGAGCATTCGCGAACCCATGAATGGCACCCAGCCCGCCCGCCACAGCCGCTTGCATCTTTTTCTCAGAAGGAAAGGGAGCCAGCAGCCCCACGCCAAGCGCAAGCTTTGGATACGTCTCCGCGCCTTCTTGCAGGAACTGGTTCGCGCCCTTCGCGTACTTCTCGGGAAGTAGATTCTGCGCCTTGATGTCAAACGCAGAGAGCCCCGCGCCTAACGCGCGTAAGGCGTTCAAATGCGCGGGAGCCGTCTGGCGCTTGATGATTTCTTCGTCGGGTACGCCCTGCGCGCGTAACTGCGCGACGTCGGGCATCTGCGCTTCTTCACGACGCGGAGTGAAGAGTGAGCTGCCTATCTCCTTCAACGCACCAAGCGCGAGTTCGCTGAAGTCTGGACCCTGCGCAGGACCCAACTTCGCCTTCTCCGCAAAGATGGGCTGAAACTTCTGCTGCTCGTCTTGCGTGAGGTCTACGGATTCGCCACGCGAGAGCTTGTTGAACTTGTCAGCTTCGTCCTGCGTGAGGTCCCATGCCATGCCTCACAGGGTAGCTCACCCCGGAACGAGCTGCCCATTGGCGTCAAGCTTGAAGCTCTTCGTACCGCCTGCGCCGCCAGGCTTGGGTGGCGCGCCAGTTGTGCGTCCACGCGGAGCACCCAAGTTGTTCTTGGCCCACTCCACCTCACGCCGCGCGTTCTCTAAGTCGATGACAGCCTGCGCGCGCTGAGGGTCATTCGGGTCGTTCATGATGCTCGACCAGTGCTGCACATTGCTCTGCGCTTTGGAGTACGCCTCTTGTGCGGCCTGATACCACTTGAGCGCATCGTCCTTTGAGCCGCGCATTGCGCGCTCGCGTGCAAGCTGAGCCTTGCTCATCAAGTCCATGTAGCTACGGACGAGGTCTGTCCCTGAGCGCAGCTGCGCTTCACGCTCGCGCGTTTGGTTGTTCATCTGCGCTGCTTCCAGCGTGCGGCGCGTTGTCTCTTCCGTCTGACGCCGCTGACGCAGCTCAGGTGCCAGCTTCTCGTACATCGCCAGCCCTTCGGGGCTGAGGTCTGGCCGCGTTTCGCCCTGCGTTCCACGTGGAACACGTGTCACGTCTCGCCGAGCTAGCTGGCGCGCGACTTCGTAGTTGCGCCCTTGCGCGCGCTGCACGAGCGGGCGCCGCATGGGCTCTCCGATTTCAGGCGTGAAGCCCCCGGGGGCATTCCACGCGTCGGAGTTGGCCACCACTCCAGCGTCCATCTGGTGCCGTTGCTGTGCCATCTGCTGCAGCGGGGAGAGCTTCACAGTGGGCGTGAGCGTGAGCGCTCCCATGCTTAGGTCAGCAGGAGTGTCGAACGCGCCCAGCGATTGGGTGTTGGTCATCGCCTGCTCGACACCCCGCGTCGGCCCGTTAGGGCCCATGTTCACAGGCACGACCCTGTCAGGGAGCCCAGAGAGCGCTCCCTCCAGCGTGCGCACGTCACGCCCTGCGCCAGGCGCCAGCGAAGCAGGCCCCTTATCGGGGTGGAAGGGCTCAACGGGCGCTTCAAGCGCTCGGCGCATGCGCAGAATCGCGGGGTCATTCATCGCGATTTGCTGCATGTGCCGCTGTGCAGCGTCCATCAACGCTTGTTCGTGTGCTTGTGCGGCCGCAGCTTCCATCGCCTGCTTCTGCTGCATCCACTGCGTGAAGCCTCCAGCAATCGCCGCGGCGTCAGGGCGATTGCTGAGGATGCTCAGCAGCGTGGGGTCGAGCGGGGGCATGTGTCACCTCAAAAGGTATATGGCGTGTAGTTGTACGCCCCGAGCTTTTGAATGCTCGCGTCGTTTCCGGGGCCCCCCGTGGCGTTCATGATGCCCTGCGTAAGTGGCTTGAGCACGAAGGGGTCTAGCGGCAGGTAGCTGTACGTCGATTCGCGGTCGGCGTAGCCGCTTTGAATCATCGCTTGGCGGCGCTTTTCCATCGCGTTCAAGTACTCCTGCACAAGACCCAAGTACTGCTGCCGCGAAGCTTGCAGCGCTTGCATGCGCCACTGGTTGTAGTTCTGCTGGGCTTGGTTCACCGAGTTGGTAGCAACGCTTGCAGCCAACGGCCCGCTGAGCCCGCGCTGTGCCGCCGCACGCGCACCTACTGCCCCTGCCGCAGCTGAGGCGTTAGGCCCCAGCTGCGACGCTTTGAGATCAGCTCCCTCACGCGCCATCTGATCGACCATCCCTCGCAGCATGTCGGTGTACGCGGGAGAAGGGATTGCTGCGCGCGCTGCGTTCGCGTTGCTCTGTGCGGCGAGGCGACTTTGAAGCGAGCCTACTGCCGCGCCAATGATGGCGCCCCAAGGACCAAACGAAGCGCCTGCCCCCACATCCTGCATCGGGTTGACGTTCTGCCCGCCAAAGGATGACGGGTTGTACCCGCCGCCCGTAGCGCCTGAGTAGTCGAAGCCACCCGGTGATGAACGCGTAGCTCCACTGTCGGTCGAGTAAGGAATCGCTCCGGAATCGTCGGTGATGGCGTTGGGCGTATATGCGCCGCCAGATGTTGGGTCATTACCGCCGTACCCGCCGCCTGCATAGATTCCAAAAGGCATCAGTATCTCCCTCCACCGCCGTAGTTGGGTGAATACGCCTGGAGCAAACGCTGCATCCGCACTTGCTCAAGGCTTGGTACCAGCTGGTCAGAAAGAAACGCGCCTTGCGAAGCGCCCCCACCATAAGGGCCAGGTGTTCGCGATGGACTCAACCCGAAAGGTTGGTACTGCAGGTTGGTGTTGTACTGATCGCCGTTCGGGTTGGGGTTCGCTTGATGGTAGTCGTACGTCGCTTGGATGCTGCTCGCGATGTCCGTGCTGATGTTCCCGGGCGAAAGATTCGCGCCCGACGAAGTCGTTAGCCCGGGAAGGGTTGCGCCGATGTTGACGCCGCTTCCCGTCAGGTTTCCCGTCACCGTCCCGCTGTCCTGCCACTCCCACGTATTGTTGTTCGGGTTCCAGTACCAAAGCCCACCACCCCCAGGTGGAGCAACAAACCCAGGGTCATTTGGGCCTGGAGGAGTTGTGGGCTTGCCTTCGTTACCAGCGGGAGCAGGCATGCTCCCACGCTATCGCGAGGCTTCAGTTGTCGTCCAACACGGTGAAACTGAACTGGTTCACATCCGCAGCTGCGCCCGTGTAGTCGAAGCACTTGACGAGAAAGTGCTGCGTAGTGGAGCTGCAAAGCGTGCCGCCCGTACTACGCGTGTCGGCGATGCACACGTCCGCCGCGGTGTGTGACGTCACCTGCACCACGAAAGCAGTGTCCGTAGGCGTGTAAGCAAGCTGCACGCAATACTGCCCATTGCTGCCCTTCGTCACGACGCCTGTCACGCGTGAGTTGGTGTTCGTGCACGCAGTACCTGCCGCGGCGCTCCCCGTGCAGTTGGACGTCACGACGCCCCACGCTTTCGGCACGAGCGCGGGGGTTGCAAGCTTGCTGTGGGCAATAGCCGCTGAAGCGTTGATGTGGGCGTCAACGATGCCCGCGCTGAAAGTGTTGTGAATGTGCGCGATGGTGTCATTGAGGTTCGTACTCGTGAGGGTCTGTCCGCTACTCCACGTCGTCGGGGAGGGGCTCCCTGTGTGCGCCCACGCAGGCGAGAGCACGATGACGCGATCAAGAATCGCCGCCAACATCGCCGCGATGAAAATGTGCCTGAGCTTCATGGCTACCCTCCGAAGGAGCCGCCCGGCCTGCGCCCAATAGGGCGCACCCGCGGCGTGATGGACTTCACTGAGAACTTGCGATGCCGGATGTCATCCGCCGTAGCAGGGCTCGCGACGTCGTTCACCTGCACGCTGTTGAGCCTTGGCTGAAGCGTGCGACATACGAAGCGCGAGCTGTTAGGCGGGAAGAACACCAGCGGGATGAACGTCTCTCCCAGATTCGCAGAGTTTAAGCTCCCGCTGTCGAGCGTATTCTGATCGAGCACGAACCCTGTGCTAGCCGGGTCCGTCGCGGTGTCTTGCGTGAGCGTAGCTGGTCCTTCATTCACGTTCGCGACTACGCCGAAGCCACCACCGCTCGCTAACGTCACGTTGCTCAGCACGCGGAAGTACTTCGTGCTCACTACCGTTCCACCCAGAGTAGCCACACTCGCAGTGCTCACTACTTCCGTTTGCGCATTGCCTAGGAGATCAGTCCCAATAAGCGTGATGCTCCCACCCAGCCACGTCGGGGCAACGTCGATGCTGATGTTGCGCGCAACCTTCTCGACAAGGCCAAGCCCTGCCAACACCGCCGAGTAAGTACCGCCCGAGCCGTTATCGCTGTCGTTCACCTGCACCAACAGCGTCCCACTCGCAGGGTTTGTTCCAATGGTTTGTAGCCCCTGCCCCGGCTCTGTACCCGCGCTGTTCTCGCGCCCGCCATCACCTACGAGGCTGCAGCCCAGCGGGGTATCAACGCTTAGGCTGGTGCCTGCTGCGCTGCCCAGCGCGACGTCCCACGTGGCATTGACTTCGACGCCATCAACGATCTTCTCGAGGCTGTCATCACCAAAGTCCATCTCGCGAAAGCGCACGTCCTGGAAGGTAGAAGCAGGCACCTGATTCCCATCCCACCCGTTGAGCGTTCCACTGTCGCCAAGGTCGCGCCCTTTGTTGTCGGCGCGGTCAGTCATGATGAAGGGGACGTAAGCAGGTGCGCTGTTGATTGCGACGGGAGCAATCCCAATGAGCTGATGCGTTCCCTGCGTAGCTACCAGCGACGTCATGTGCGCAGCGCGTACGTCCATCGGGCCCCACCATCGCGGATCATCAGGCTTACGAAGGTCACACCACATCTGCTGGGTCGGGAGGTACTTCAGCGTTTGCCCGCCTGAAACGAGGCGCCCGTCTACCAGCGTGCTCGAGCTAGGCGTGTTCAAGTAGAGCACGTCGTCGTGAAACTCCATGAACCACGCGTTGCTCGGGAATTGAGGAAGCGTCCCAAGCCAGCCTTTGATTTTGTTCCCGATGGGAGTTGGTTGCTCTCCAGGAGGCATGAGCCACACGTTGCGCCCGCTGCACCACGCTACGCCATAGGGAGTAACGCATATTGCGTGCGAGGCGATGAGCCCTTCACGGCGCATCACCGGACTCGTGTTCACCGTGCCGTCATCGGTGAGCGTGGGCGGATCGCCTTGTATCATCCACACGCTACGCTGCTTGAAAGCAATGAGGTACGGCTCCACTGCCTGCGCGCCTCCAGTGACGGGGATGGTCTTGATGTTGATGAGCTTGTCCCCATCGCCCGGCCCGACGCCTATCACCTTCGGCGAAGCCAACAGCGTTCCCGGTGTGTCGTCGTATTGCGTGAAGAAAAGCAACGACTCGTACGGCGGTTCAAGCCCGCCTAGTACGAAGATGCCGCGGTACACATCCGCAAAGCTGAAAGGCGGATGAAATGGTACCTGCGTGGTCGCGTTCTGCAACGCCCACCCGTAGTAGCGACCGTTACTATCTTGCGTGTAGCCATCTCCGCCCAGCTTGCGGAATTTGGGCTGACCGCTTGGCCCGCTCGACAAGTCATTCGCGCCGATGATGAGCCCGGGAAACGTGTGCCCGGGGAAGATGTACAACTCGTTGTTGAACACCAACGAAGTGGGCTTCTTCGGCGTGCCTTGCGAGCGGTTGAAGTAAAAGCTGTTGGAGCTAATCGCATCAGGGCGGTTGATGCCTTTAGCTGTTGTCCCGTCAAGGCTCTCGTTGAGCAGCACGAATTCGCCGACTACTTCGCCTGCTACCTGCCCCACGTTTGGAAACCACGCCACGATGTGAGGCGAGCTGTTCGCGTCGAGAAAGTGCGTGAGCGACACGTCCGCGAAGAGGTCAGTAAGCCCCCCGCTGATGGCAAGCCCTGGCCAATTGCTTGTGCCATACAACGCTTGCTGTGGACGCGGGTCGAGGTACCCCAGGCGCTTCACCCCCCACGTATTGCGGCTCAGCACCAGCTCGTCGTCCTGCACAAGCGTAGGGGGGTCCGTCAAGTTGACGCCCTTGAACTCCTTCAGCTTGACGTAGCCGCCTGCCACGTCACACCGGCCCCATCCACCCCGTGCTCCAGGGTGGCGTTCCGCCCCCGCCCGTATTCCCACCCCCGCGGAAGTGACGCGGGTTCAGCCCCACCGGGCTATTCGCGCCGTTCATCATCCCGTAGCGCACGCGATCTTGCCCCGCCATCTTCTCGAAGAGCTGCCACTCTGCTGGCGCGCGCTCATCGTTCATGTGCTTGAGAGCCATCGCAGTGACTCCCTGCATCACCGTCAAGTCGTCGGGGTACATGTTGACGCTGGCCGCGGAGTAGCTCGTGACCGTGCTCAGCGTGAAGCCTTCGGCAACCAGCAACACGAAGTAGGCCCCATCGGGTACGGGCGAGAACGCCAACTGAAGCCCATCTTGAGCAGCCTTCACGAACACGCTGCTTGGACGCCCTACCCGACTCGGAAGCGTCGCCTTGTAGGTGCTGTCGATGTCATCGGGCACATTGCCAGGCGGCAAGCTGCTCTGCTCGAAGATGCCAATGTCACGCCAGTCGCGCGAGCCGCTGGGTGTCACCATCACACGCTTCATCGCGTAGGTGACAGGTGACCCTGCCACCGTCGGGAGCGTGAGCGTTGCCGTTCCTGCCGCGAGGCTCATCACAACAGGCTGCGCGTTCCCAATCTGCACAGGGAAGTCGAACTTGCCGAACAGATAACGCAGCACGAGCCCCAGCCACGTCTGTGCACGCGTGGTGAGGCCCGTGTTGCCCGCCATCTCGAGAGACTCGGTGACGAGCTGAGCGTGTGTCAGCGCACCCATCAGGTAATCGGTGCCGTCCCGAAGGTGGAAGCAGCGCTGGCAGCTTCTGCCAGCCGCAGCTCTTTCTCCCAGCCACGAATCTTCCCGAGATTGAAGCGGCTGTTGCGCTTCTCCAGCTCGAAGGCGGAAACGGTGGTCATGATGGCGTGGTACGAGGCTTCGGGGACCATCACCATCCCGAAGTAGTTCACCCCGTTCCAGTTCACGCCAGGGAAGCCCTGCATGTTCTCCGCTGCCTGCGGCAGCACGCGGGCCATGCGATGCTTGCCTCCGCACACGACAGCGTACTGATGGCAGGTAGGGCACTCCGCGCGCTTCGGGAGCAAATCCTCTGGCCTCCGCCCATCCGGAAGCTTCCCGGAAGCGTTCTTGTTCACCTGCGATTGCAGGCCTTCCAACACGCCCGTGAGCTTCTCGAGCTGCTTCTCGAGGAAGAGGATGCGCGTCTCGCTCGCACCGACCTCCTTCGCGCGGTCGACGCTGCCTTGCACCTGCGCCTGCAGATTCTCGACTGACTCTTCAGGGGTCTTGGGCGCCGTCTCAGGCGCGTCGTTCTTCTTACGCGCGGCCTCTTCGTCTTGCCGCTTGGAATCCCCGCTCTTCCCGAACATTGCCATGTGAGTACTGCTCCGTGGTGATGAGGTGCATGAGACGCTATCTCAAGTCACTTGCACCCTCAAAAACGAATGCCCGCGCGAGCGGGCATTCGCACCACGGCAGCTGGAGGACAGGGGTATGAACCCCCAGCACCTAAAAGTTGGAGGCCAGCTCCACCACGAGGATAGCGAAGGTGCGGCGAATGCCAGCCTTCGCGTACCACTTCGAGCCCACCTTCCGGCGCTGCACGAGCGGATCGGAGTCGCTCGGCGACGGCTGCGTCACCAGTCCCATCTGCGTGAGCGGGCTGGCCTTCACCCAGTTCAGCGCCTCCGCTCCCACCATGTAGATGGGATGCACAGTGACCGAGCTGCCCGGCGTGGTCGGCGCAGTCTGACCCGACGTCGGCACCGCGTCGATGTTCGTCACACTGGACGGAGTGAGGCCCTGCGCCGCGAGGAACAGGTTGGAGTCGCCTGTGCTGGAGCCCACGTAGATGTCGTAGAAGTACCCGCTGGTGCTCGCCATCGTGAAGACAGCGCGAGTGTTCGACGACATGGCATGGTTGGCTTCAACAGTGATTTCTTCTGCAAAGCCGCGCGTCGAGCTACGCCGCACGACCTTGTAGTAGAGGGTTCCGGACAGCGCGCCACCCGTCGTGTAGCTGATGCTGCCGCCGAGCGTGAAGCGCTTCCAGTTCGGGATGAAGTTGGTGCGGATGAGCTGGAAGCCCAACCACGCGCCCACCGTGCCCTTCTCAACCGTCTCGACCTTCCTGCTGTACGCCTCGAGCAGCGAGTAGCCCGTAAACGAGCTGCCGCTCGTCTCCGCCAGAATGTCGGCCTCGATGTTCGGGTCGCACACCGCAACGAAGTACTCGCCGTTGCGCTCGCCAGCTCCGCCGTTGCGCAGCGTCACTGCTGCCTTCAGGAAGACTTCCTTCTTGAAGACGTCGGTGGTGGCCACCGCGCTGCGGTCCGCACGCGTTCCATCCCAGAACTGCCGCGTGGGCGAGCCGAAGTCGATGCTGTTGGAAATCTGGAAGTCGTACACGCGAGCAACCGCATCGCTGAGGAGCTTGATGCTCTCGTTCAGCAGCGGGTGCTTCGTGGTGAAGAGCCCCACGTCGGTCAGCGTGATGTAAAGGCCCCACTGGTCGGGGGAAATCTGCACCTGGCTGATGGTCATCGCCGTCTCAACCGGAGTGACGCCTTCGCTCATCGGAGCGCCAGGGATGTCAGTGCGGTTGTAGAGGATGAAGTTGGCGGTATTGCCGAAGCCCGGGTCCAGGTCGACGTCTTCACACAACTGCGGAAACTTGTGGATGAGGTTCGCTCGGCTGATGAGCTTGTCTGCAACCCACCTGTTTTGGTCGTTCGCGAAGACCGACGAAAGATTCGGCATGGTCTCTCCGGGAGAAAGGGTTGCCGAATAGATTACGTGTGCTTTGGCGCACGTGTAAAGGTCGCTTCAACTCTTCCTATCCCACAAACGCGAACGCCCGCTTAGGAAGGGCGGGCGTTCGGTGCAGTCTTTCAAGTGGGAGCTGCTCACACGGCGTTGGTTCACAGGCCCAACGAGGCCCTAGAGCACAACCCAGCGCGCTCTAGAATCCAGTTTCGTCGAGTCTTTCTTCGCGCTTGGCAATGCGCTTCTCGAGCGGAAGCTTCTCGATCTCATCAAAGTCGCGCGCGCGCGAGGGCTCGGGCGCCGCGCGACCAACCGCTCCACCGAAGTCACCCGCGCCTACCAGCTGCTGACGCAGTGCCGCCAGGTTCTTCGTGGGAGCTTCCTTCATGCGCGTAGCGCGCATCCCGCGACCCATCACGAGGTCCAACGCTTCCATGCGCGTGAGGTGTCGCTCGTTGCCCTTCGCGTCAACCGTGCGCATCCCGCTCCCGCGCCACTGCTGGTAGAGCTTCTCGCTCTCGCCGACTTCTTCGGGGCTCGCGCCCATCATCGCTGCGCTGTTCATGAACTGCATGCTGTCGAGCGAATCTTGTTGCGCCATCATCTGCGCACGCAGTGGCGCCGTCAGACGCTCTGCGGCCTTCATCAACATCGGATCGGGTTCATCGCTTGGCTCTTGCGGCGCGGCTGCTGGCAAGCGCTCAGCGAATTGATTGATGACGCCCACGTACTCGGCTTCACGCGCCTGCCAACTCTTCTGCTGCGCTTCCATCGCAGCGAGCCGCGCTTGCAGTTCTTGCTCTCGCGACGTGAGCTGCGGCTCAGCGGGAGGCGTGGGGTTGCCGCCCAGAGGATTCGTAGGTTCCGGCATAAGTGTGCTCCTTCTCCGCCTTCAAAGCGGTGTCTTCGCGTTGGTTCAGCTGGTCGATGGTGTGCACCATCGTAACGGGCCAGCGGCGCATTTCGCGAATCGCCTTCAGCCGCCCCGCGTCGCGTAGCACTTCGTTGCTCTGACTGCAGTTCGCGATGCTGTCAGTGAGGCGATGCTCTTCGCCCTCGAGGTACGCATCGAAGAGCTTCCACGCTTCTGCGCCGTGAAGATGCGCGAGCAGCGACCGCACGTTGTCGCGCGAGACGCGTGTACTTAGGTCGATTTTGTTGGCCCCTGTCACTGCTCCATGCTGCCGAAGTCGTCCCCTCCCGTCAACCCGCCAAACGCACCAGCGAGGTCATTTGCCTCGAGGCGCATCCCACCGAAGGGCCCGCTCTGGTCCTGCCCCTGCGCTCCGTTGAGCGGGTTGGGCGCTTGCGGCTGGGGCAGCCGAGGTGGCGCGTTCTGCAGCGCGCCTGGCTGTGACTGCCCGGGCTGAGGCTGCGCAGGTGGACCCTGCACGAGGATTCGGTCCGTGTCGCGAAAGCCGAACACGTCGCGCATCAGCCGCGTGATGAGCGGCGCGAGGTTGATGCGAATGCCCATCTGCCCCAGCATGTTGATGGCAGCTGGGCTCGACAGCACTTGAATGGCCTGCATGATCTGCTGCCCGCGCACCTGTACGTTCGCCAGCTGCGTGCTCGCATTCCAGCGAAAGCGGTAGTCCCCAACAATCTGCTTCGGGTCAACCGAGCGCGCAGCTTGCAGCGCGCCTTGGCCGCCCGCGCTCACCAACACAGGGTCCTTCGCGAGCGAGCGGTCGAGGTTCCAGAAGCTGCGCAGCATCGGCTGCCACACATCGATTTCCTGCAAGCGCACTACCTGCTGCAAGGGGAGTTCAGCGTTCTTCTGCGCAGTGCCGATACCCGTCGCAGTGCGGAAAGCACGCCCCGGCGCGCTGCCCCCACTGAGCACAGGCTGCGCACCCAAGAAGTCTTGCAGCCAGCTCATCGTCTGCGTGAGGAGGATGCTGCTGCTCTGAATCATCTCCTGCGGAGGAGCAAAGGTTTTGAAAGCTGCGTTGATGTCCGTCGCGAGCACCTGGAAGCCAGGCTCGAAGTCCTTGATGGCGGTCATCAGCACGTTGGGATTGCTAACAATCCCCGGGTTCAACACCCACGTGGCGATGTCCATCGCCTGGTTCGTCTGGTCGTTCAGCAGCAGCTGCAGCGGGTAGATATCCTCCACCGTGCCGCTGCCCCACAGGCGCCCCGTCACCTGGCCAATACGCCCCAGCACGTACGGGTGCGCCGCTCCCGGGCTCATGTACTTCGCTTCCGTCGCGCTGAGCACCTGCCCGCCCCGCGTCACCGTGAAGCAGAAGGGGATGGGGCTGCGCTCTTCGTCCGCGCTCTTCGCGTTTGGGTCGAAGTCGCAGAAGACGTAGCTGCAGTCGATGAACTGCGTGAGGTTCTTCGTATCCCCGCCTTGTGGCGCGGGGATGCCCTGCGATGAGAGTCGCTGCTGGTCAGCGGCTTCCTTCTCGGGAATCGGGTCGCCGTGCGCGGCGTCCGCTTCGCTCATCACGTACTTGCCCTTTGCAGCGTCCAGCATGATGGCGCGCTTGGTCGTGGTGTAGTCCTCGAAGATGAGCCACGCGTCTTCCAGCGTGTTCACGTTCTCGGGGTACGCATAGAAGTCCTCAGCTGGGATGGGCGTGAAGCAAGGCCCGTCGTAGAGCGTCTCCGTGGTGTTCTCCCGTGCGCCGTAGAGTTGCGCTTCGGTATCGACCTTGCGCGTGCGCTTCGCGGTCGTCAGCTCCTTCTTGCGCCAGTGAATGCGCCCCGGCGCGTTGCCCTTCATGAAGAGCTGTCGGTAGTGCGCCTCCGCGTGCATGCGCACCTTCGCCATCTCCACGCGGTTCTGCTCCAACGCTTGGACGTCAGTGGCCATCGCACTGAATTCTTCCTTGTCGGGCTCGACCGCGAAGAACTCATCGCCTGGGAAAGTGGCGGCCACTACGTTCGCGACGAGCGTCTCCACACCCTTCTTCGCAGCGGGCAGGTAGATGTTGCTACGCCCCAAGTAGCCCTGGAACTCGTGCTGCTTCGCCCACGCCTTGTGGTACCGCAGCCAGTCGTAGTTGAGCTTTTGCCTTCGCTGGCGCGTCTCCTCCACGAGCGGCATCAGCTCGCGCTTCACTCGCTCGCGTACGGTTTCGCTCTTCGCCCAGTTCTGGACGTCCCCTGCTTGCGTCACATCGTCGTAGGCCATGCCCACAACGGTACGTCAGGCAGCGGGCAAAACGAAGCCCGCCCGCGGAATGGTTCCGCGGGCGGGCAGTAAACGCGTTGAGGGTTGAACGCGCTTAAGTCTTGGTTAGAACCATCGCGGCCATCGCCTGCGCGGCAGCCGCTTGCGGAATCACCATCACCTTGAGGGTACCGCTGGCGAGGTTTTTCGAGCCGCCCGAAGCGTTAGGTCCCAGCACGATGGTCACCGTGTCGGTTGCGCTGACGTAAGCGGTCATCGTCACGCCCGTTAAGTCCAGCGAGAACGAAGCCAGCACGAAGTCGCCCAGCGCAGCACCCGTCACCGTGATGGTCGTGGTGACTTCGGCCGTGCTGTCGGCTACCGCGCCAGGGTCCCACGTTGCGCTTCCCACGAGCGGGCCCGCTCCAGTACCACCCGTTGCACACCCGAGCTGCTTTCGGATGGCGGCAAGCTCGTCGAAGATGGTGTTGAGAAGGTCGCGGGTACCCTGCTGCGCTGTACCGCTGGCAATGGCTTGGACGGTCATGTGGTGATGCCTCCCAGCCGCAGACCTTATCTGCCCGTGTACGGGTTCACAACTCTGCGCACGTTGCTCTTGAAGTCTTCGTGCTTCAGCCCACTGCCCATCGCAAGGCCCACCTCGATGTACCCGTCGGCGTCCATCGAGTGCTCGTACCAGCCATCTGCCAGCGGTTTGTCCTTCAGCTGCCCAGTGAGGCGCGAAGCTGGAGGCCAGCAGTAGCCACCCCCGTACCCTTCGATGAGCAAGCCGCAGTTGGTGCGGTCAAACTGCGAACGCGGCTTCTTCTCGATGATGGTCGCCAGCCCCTTGCTCATCAGCTCGAGTCGAGTCGCAATGGCTACATCGCGGAAGCGCGGCGTGATGCCCATCTTCTGCAGCACGCTGTGCGAAGTCTCCTCGCTCACGTCACGCCGTGCAGCTCCGTGTGGATCCACGAAGTCGGTCCACTGGTCGATACCAGGGAATTGCTCCGCGCTTCGGCTCAGCACGCGCTGCGCGAAGCGATGCAAGCTTTCGTTGTTGCCCATCATCGCGGCGAGGCGCCAGAGCTGCCCGTTGGGCTGCAGCTGCGCCCACACGCACGCGGGCCTACGTCGCCCGAAGTCCCACCCGCGGATCATCTTGCGCAAGCGCGGGTTGAACTTCAGGTCACGCACGTGAAGGTCCACGCTGAATTCGTCGCTGAAGACCCCCTCGCCCGCGGGGTCTGGGCCACACTGCCCGTCGATGAAGCGTAGGCGCATTTCGGGCGTCATGCCCTTCGCGCGGTCTTCGTAGTACCCAGGCGGGAGGAAGGCTTCGTTCTCGGTTTTGTCGGTGAGGTACTTCTTGCCCCACGGCACTAGCTCGCAGTCCTCTTCGCCGCAGAACATCTTGTGCAGCCAGTGCGAACGCCGCACTGGGTTGCTCAGCAGGTTCAAGTAGAACGGGCCTTCTGGCCGTGCTTGCCCCGGCAACGGGTGGCGCAAGCGCCCGTCCAACGTGCTCGCTTGCTGCTGGGTAATCTCGTTCGCCTCGTCGACTGTAGCGCCCGTGAACTCCGTGCCTCCCAGCTTCTCCAGGTCGTCAAGGGAGTGAAAGATGAACTCCACCGGCTCGGGCTTGCGCCCCTTCACGCCAGGCACTGCTGGCGCGAGCCAGTACTTGATGATGGGCGATTCCTGCTTGTCGACGATGAGCCCCGGCCCGAGCTTTTTCCACGCCTTCAGGAACGCGGGCAGAGTTGTTTCTTCCAGCGTCCACTTCACGGCTCGCGCGATGAACCAGCGCGAGCCAGGCAGGCACAGCGCGGGGATGGTGGTGCGCGCCACCACCGCCGCGGTCTTGCCCGTACCGATGGGCCCCGTGAGCCAGCTGACCTTCTCGTCGCTGAAGACGTACTCGCGCTGCGTCTTGTGAAGCGGGCCGCCCATCATCTGAGCGGCCAGCTCCTCAAGCGAAGCCATCTGCTGCGCATCGACGGGCGCGGCCGACTCCAGCTTGATGCGTTCGATGCGCGAAAGCCTCATGTGAAGCGCTCAGCTTCGCACTTGCACGGCAACCAGTCGAAGCGACCGCTGCCTACTGGACCGCGCTTCAGCGGAGAGAAGCACTTCGGGCAGAAGGGTTGCGCTTTGCCTGCGACTTCAAGGTGCTCGACTGCCGCCTGCGCGAGCTGCCGCACGTGGTTCAGCTCGTGCTCCAAGTGCTCGATGCCGAGCTTGAAGACCTCGCAAGCCTCAGCGAGCTTGTCTCGCTCGAAGCGTGTTTCGCGAAGCTCCGCAACCACTAGCGGAGCGTTCACTTCCATCGCCTTCAGCTGTTCCTCGCTCAACATAGCGCCGCCTTGAAGTTGACCCCGCGGAGCACCAACTCGTCTCCGAGCCGCACTTGCGCAGGGCTGATGATGCCCGCGCGCGCATGGCGCAGCGCGCGCTCATACGCCTGCTGCAGCTCTTCAAGGGTCATCTCCTTCACCAGGACCCACGTCTGCTTCCCGCTCCTCGTCACGAGGCACCGCATGCCCTTCTCGTACTCGTTCATTCACTTCCCCTGTGGTGATGCGTGGTGGCACTTCAACCTGCACGTCTGCTGCGAAGATGGGTTTCTGCGAGAGTAGCGGCACTCGCGAGGGGTCCAAATTCACGATCTGCACGGGCCCGTTGAACTCGACGGGTTGCTCACCTCTCCGAGTGAGGCCGAACCTGTCCAAGATGTTGTCCGCTGCGGCGTCCCCCGCGGGCCCTGGCGTCAGCAACGCCTTGCGAATGAGGCGCTCTACTGCGAGCGGCACTGCTTGCGCTAAGCGCTCCCGCGCGTACTTGAACATGCTCATCCCAGGGATGACCACGGGCTTGGTAGCCACCTTTGGAAGCGGGTGCACAGCGTCCCAAACGGCCATGCGTGCCTTCGCGTCTAGTCGCCGTTCAGTCTCTTCCGCGTACGCAGCGACGAAGGGCTTCTCGTTGGTGTCGCGGCCAGGCAGCGGTTTGCCGGGGACGCTGTGCGCTCGATGCGTCGCCTGATGCGCAGTGCCTTCCCCGCGGGTACAGCACTCGTCCAGTGTGCAGCGCCCACGCCCTTCCACGCGACATGGCAGCAGGTGCCCGCCCGGGCACTTGATGACGAACTTGGGCTGAGCGCTGCGCTTACTCTTCGCCATCGGGCTCGGCTTCCTCTTCGAGGAGTGCTGCGACGTGCTCGGGCGGGGGGTTCTTGGGTTGGTACTCGGGCGGCTGCTTCGCACGCAGCGTGGCGATTGCCCCTCTGCACATTGGGATGCTCAGCCACGCTTCCATCGGCACTGCCCCCTCTGTGAGGCGCTCGATTTCGTAGGCGATGACGATGCTGGGGACCATGGTGCCCTTCACCCAGCCGTTGACGCGCCCAGAGCTTCTGTCTCCCAGCCGACGACCGAACTCGCGCGTGGTCATCCCGTGCATGCTGAGCCAATGCGCGAGCGCAGTGGTGGAGGTGAACTGTGACTTATGTGGCATCGTCTTCTCCTTCGTTTTCATCCGGCGCTTTCATCTTCTTGGGAAGCCCTTGCACCTCGATGACGAGAGTCCCGTCAGGGTTCGAGTAGAAGCCGCCCATGTAATCGCGCGCCCATTTTCCGATGCGCTTGCTGTCCCACCCAAGCTTGCCCACGCAGTCGATGATGACCATTGCACCCTCCTCAGCGGTTTTCCGCGCGGGGTGCTTCGAGAGGGGCTCCCACCCCAACACGCCCTCAGCATTCGCGTGCCGCCCTTCTTCCTCTGCACGCGCGCTCATCGTGATTTCCGTTGAAGGAAGCCCGTGCTCTAGCGCCTCCAGTACGAACGCCGCGAGGTAGGGCCGATTCTTCACCCAGCCCTTCAGCTTCTGACGAAGCGCACTGCGGTCTGCGCTCTTCACTGCTGCTTTCAGCAGTACTTGCCCCGCGGCCTGCTTCAGCTCTTTCTCCGCTTCGCTTCGCGTCCCTGCATGCCCCGCTGCGAGCGATCTCTTCCACTGCGTGATTTCCCAGCTCCACGTCTTGTCGCTCAGCTGCTTCAGCTTGAAGTAGCCCCCAGGCGGCAAGCGGAACGAATTTCTCTCACTCATATACTCCCCTGTTGGTTAGTGGGAGGCCCCTAATAAGGGCCTCCCAGCACACGAGGTAGATAGTAGGGGGGAGGGAGGGGGGGATGTCAAGGTGACGGCGCGGCGATGACGCGGAGCACCAGAAGGTAGACTGAGGTGCACGTCTACACGTGCCCCGCCACCCGTGGCGGGGGGGACGTTCGCAGGGTCGGGGGGTGTACTGTGAACAACACAATCAGAATAGACAGCGCGCTAAACAGACACACCCGCGCGGGCGGGGTATGTCTGAGACATGGCGCGGCGGAATACCTGGCGAGCAATGCACCAGCGGCCGAAGGCCGCAGGTGGCTTGCGAGCGGACAACGTGACACAACTTGACCACCCGGCAATGCCAACCAAACCACGCGCGCCCCGAAAGCGATTCCTGCGTAAAACGCTAGCTAGGGGGGTGTAGCTGGCAAATCTCAGAATGTGCTTTGAGCGCGAATAGGAGCCCCCACACTCCACTCGCGGTGCGCGAGCGTGCTCCACTCGAACACTTGCCAATCACAGCGAAAGCGCAACCGCGCGCGCACATTACTGGCGGGCATCCTGCAAAGTTGGCCCTTCATGTGCTAGAGCGTTGGGTAGGTAGCGCATGGCGCACTACCTGAACACAGGGGTTGCTCAACATGAAGCTAAGTAAGCTGACACTGCGAACGAAGTGCGAGTGCGCAGACCCTCACTGCTCGACGAACGCGGGGCGCAGCGGAAGCTGCGCCGCGAAAGGAGGGTGCTCTAACGCCCCCGTCGAAGAGCTCTTTCGCGTCGACTACGAAGACGAGACGGGCACCGCGCTGTGCCTCGCGTGCGCTCAAGACGCGTGGGACTCGGGGCTATTCAGCGATGAGCCACAGCGCCTCGTTTCGTACGGCGAGGAGGATTGAACGATGCCCACGCGAATTCCCGGCCACGGCGTGCTTCACGCGCTTCCCGCTGCGCAGCGCCCCACCCCGCCCGCGCCCGCGGCCATGCCCGAAGAGCGCAAGCCCTTTAGCTTCGACGCTGCGCTTGCCGATGAGCCCCGCGACGTGTTTCGCCCCCGGCGCGACGCGCTGGAAGTAGTGCTGCTGCGCTGGCGCGAGCAAATCCAACGCGAGACCCTCCGAGACGTGCCCGTCGCGTCGCTCCACGCCCTTAGCGTTGACTGGCGCGACGGCGCGCTATGCCGCGGGCAAGGAGGTGCCTGCTACACGCCCCACGCGTGGAGCCAGCTCGTCTCGCTCATGCGCGCGCAAGAGGCGCCAAGCGGGAGCGCCAACGTGCTGCGTTGGCTCGCGCCGCTGGCGCGGCACCACGCGTGGGGGGACGTGGTGCGTAAGAGTGCGCGGCCCCGCGCTGAGGAAGGCATCTTGCGCATGTTCAGCGCGACGGTGCCCGGGCAGGGCGTGTATCCCACGGTGCGCGCAGTGGTCTCGGGACGCCACTCGCTGAAGCACTTCGATGACCTAGCAGTCTCGCGCGTCATCGAGGAGGTAGCGCGCTCGAACGGGTGGGAAGGCATGGAAGGGCGTGTCTTCCGCGCCTGGAACGTGTCTCACGCCTCATTCATGCTCACCCCGTTCGAGGGAGTGCGCTTGGGCTTGAGCATGACCAACAGTGAGACAGGTGGGGCGTCGCTCGCGTTCGGGGGGAGCATCAGCATCGACGCGCTCGACACGGTTGTGACGATGCCCAGCGGAGCGAGCTACGAGCAGCGGCGCGTTCAGCTGGCAAACGAGCGCAGCGGTACGCGCCGACGCCACACGCTCCCCCGGTTCTCTACCTCGTCGGGTACGCGCTTCAGCGAAGCGACGCGCCAGCGCATCGCGGACCGGCGCATTGCCGCTGACGTAAGCACTGCGTTTGACGGCGCTAAGGTGCTCGCTGAGCGATGGCACCACGCGCTTGGCTCCGTCAATAGCGCGGCGGTACCGCTCGCGACGCTGGCCACAGTCGATGACTCGGCGGTGAGCGTGCTGCGAGATTTGCTCATCGACAACGGGGTGATGCGCGGCGCGAGCGTGGAAGCCGTGAACGCGTTCGCTAAGAGCATCGCGGAGATCATCGCGAATGATGCGCGCTTGCGCGCCCTGCCGCACGGGAGCGTGGCTCACCTCGCTGCAGCTATCGCTCTCACCGCGCACGGCTGCAGCTGGGATGAAGCGAAGGAACGCCAGCAACTCGCGGGGCGGTTCCTCATGGATGGGTGGGAGCGCCGCTGAGTTGAGGTGGGTGGGGGTGGAGCTATCCACCCTCTGCCCACCCCCGCCGTGCATGGCGCACGGCGGGACACAAGGGAGCTGCACAGATGGCTAGGCACAAGGTACCTGATGAAGTCGCCCTACGCGCTCGAGTCTTCGTCGCGCTGCTCACTTCGTGCGGAGCGCTTCCCGCTCCGCCCGCGGAGTGCACACCTCCAGTAGGGACGGGTTCGAGCTACCCGCTTACCGCCGCATTCGACGGCTCACGCGGGCTCGTGCTGCACAGCGCACCTGCGAGCGTGGGCACAACCGCGCTCGTGCACGTGCGCAACGCAGTGGGCAACAACCCCGCCAACGTCACGGAGCTATACGCGTTCCCCGTCGGTTGTAACGGGGCATACCTCGGGAGCGTCAACGCGTTCGAGGTACCCGCCAACGCGCTGGGTGGGGAGTGGCAGACGCTGCGCACCACGCTCGACTTGGGAGCGTTCCAGGGCGCTGCGCAACTCGTGCTTGCTGTGCGCCCGTTGTACGCGCAGGGGCAACACCTCATCGATATCGATAGCTTTGAGGTTGAGGCTCAATGACGCCACGCGAGCGAGAGCTAGTCGAGCACGCGGCACAGCTCCTTGAGCACGGTAGCTGGGCGCTCGCACGCGCGAGCGGCTATGACGACTTGCGCGAAGTGCACAGGCCCACGCACATGACTTGGTCGCAGCTCGCAACCGCGATGGACTTGTGCGCGCTGCAGCTCAACACCGTGTTGCACCGCGCGCCGAAGGTGAAGCGATGACGTCACTCCACAAGGTGGGTTGGCTCACTGCAGCAACAACAGTGAGCCAACCCGCGTTGGACTTCGCACGCGAGCACCGCACAACGTGCCCGCGCTGTAGCGCTGGCCACGTGTGCCCCGTGCTTGACACGTTCATCGAAAGAGTCGTTGAAGCGTGTTACCCGTTGACGAAATAGTGGACGATGTGACACCTTGGTAACGCTGTGCCGATGCAGAAACCCTATGCCCAACGCACGACCCTTGAGCAGCGCCGCAAGTACCGCCAGCGCCGAATGGAGCGCGCACGACAGCTCCGCTCCCGGCTCGTTTGGGAGCTTGCTCAGCGCTTCACCCAAGCGCGACAACCTGCCTGCGACATCTGCGGAAGCTCTGGAGGGCGCGATCACCGCGGCAAGCGGCTCCCTCTGGAGGTTGACCACGTACGCGGCAAGCGATGGGGAAGGCACACGCGCTTTGGCAAGGGCGCGCGCCGCTGGCGTTACGATGAGATGGTCGACCGTCTGTGGGCAGAGTTTAAACGGGGCATCAGGCTTCGCGTGCTCTGCCGCTCATGCAATGGACGCGATGGTGCAGTGCGTAGAGCCGAGAAACGGATTCACGCTGTAGACGTGAAGTAACTCGCAGTGCATGGCGCACTGCGAGCACACGCAGCAACAGGGGTAGCACTCATGAACGCAAAGAAGAACGCCCGCCGTGACGCGGACAAGACGGAGCGCGTCGTGTCACACGGAGAACAACCCACCGCGCAGTACAAGGGCAACGCGCTGGTACACCAAGCGCCCATGGCGCGCACGCTCACGCGTCCTCAGCGCATGGAGCAAGCGAAGACCAACGGGCTCAAGGCCTTCGAGGAGATGGCGGAGCTGTTGAGCGGCGAGAACGTCACGCTGCCTCTGATGCAAGCCGCCTACTTCATCATCGACAAGGTGTGGAAGAAGCCCATTGAGGACATGCGCAAGCTCGTGAACGAGTCGCTCAAGACGCACATGCGTGAGAACGCGAGCGGCGCGTTGGACGAGTTGACGCTCGATTACGGTGGCGAAACGTACAAAGCGGAACGCAAGGTACAGCGCCATACGCTGGGGAACGAGCCGGGCATGACGGGTGTGAAGGCCCTCGCAGTGAAGCTAGGCATCGCATGGGAGTCGCTCTGCAGAGAAGTCGTTAGCTACGAGTTCGACGAGAGCAAGGCACGGGAGGCATGCAGACAGAAGAAGGTTGACCCTGACAAGGCCTTCGAGGAAGCGCGAGTGCAGAAGCAAGAAGCGCTCACCATCGAGAAAGTCTGAGGGCGCCCCATGAGTAACAAACGAGCTGCGTTCGCCGCTGCCATGCAGTGGGCTGTTGAATACGCAACGCCTGCAGAGATTGAAGCAATGCAGGCGATCTGCAGGGCCGTTCGCCGCGACGTGGCGGAGAGAAAGCCGACCGCAATAGAAGCACAACCCACGTTAACGAAGCGGTTCACCGCGCGGAATCCACAAACACAAAAGCTTCTTACGCTACTCGAGAACGCGACGGGCCCTCTCACTCAGAACGAGCTGAAAGCAGCAACGGGCATGAGCACGAGCCGTGCTTCGCATGTGCTTTGGGAGCTGTACAAACGCGGAGCGCTTGTGCGTGACGGCAAGCGTGGCTCCTACTCCTACACAGCGAGGCGCTAATGCTTGGCTCTCATCCGAAAAAGTGTGACTGCGCAACATGCGCAAAAGACCGCGCGTTGCTCTTTCAATCGCGTCTGAAAGAACCCTCCTTGCCCAACGCGCCAGGCCACATTGACCAAACCGTGTTCGTGCGCCCCCACTTCAGGCGCCAAGCGAATCACTTCAACAAGATGCCCAACTCACGCTCAGCGCTTCGCGACATCGTGCGCGCGCTGCTACGCAAGAGTGGTGCTTCGATATGAACAAGCTCCTTGAAGAAGCCGTGAGCTACGCGCTCATCTGGTACGGCGTATACGCTCTGCTGTCCTACTTGCTGCACTTGCTGAGGTGATCATGAGCGATGTGAAAGAGACAACCTTCAGAGTGATGATGACTGCGCACGTTTGGTGGAAGGAGCGAGACATCACCATGATGCGCATCGACCAGGTGGGGGTCGGTTACCTCCCAGGGGACGGGATAACGCACAGCGCGAAGAACATGATCAACCACAACGCAGACGCGCTGCTCGAAGCCGCTTTGATTTGTGCGCTGCGCATCGCCCAAGCGAAGACTCAAGCAGAGAAAGACGCGCTCGCGCAGACGTTCTTCGACAAGGGGAACGAGGTGCAGGTGCAGCAGTTGGTCGAAGGTGGTGAGCCGAGCGTCATTCCCGACAAGCACGACGACAAGCCCGAGAGCGACTGATGCCCATAGACAGGGGTCAACAAAGTGTTGCCAACGACATCGAGCTTGAAGAAGGGCTCGTACCAATTGGCCAGATAGTGCACATCACCACAGTGCAGTTTGCCTACCGCGGCAAGCTCACGTTAGTGACGCCTAGCTGGTACGTGCTCGAAAACGTAGTGAACGTGTTCAACACGGGAGATCTCAAGACCTACTTCAAGACGATGAAGGGAGCCGAAGAGGAGGCATGGGGTGCGCGGCATTTGATTGAGCGCACGGCTGTTACTGCGTTGTGGACGTGGAAATGAGGTACTTCCCAAAACAGCAACTGCGGCCACCTCAAAATGTCTTCAGCCTAACAAGCGCGGGGGCTAGGGCTTGGGCTAGGGCTTGGGCTAGGGCTTGGGCTAGGGTTGGGGCTGGGGCTAGGGCTTGGGCTAGGGTTGGGGCTTGGGCTAGGGTTGGGGCTAGGGCTGGGGCTGAGGCGCCGTGAAATGAGCCATGAGCCCTGGGAGAAGTGGAGGAGCAAGCTCCTCCCGCTGAGCACGGTCAAGCGTGACCCTCCGCGCTGGATTCTCCCAGGGCTTCTCCCTCCAGGCATGGTGCTCTTGGCCGGGGAAGCTAAGACGCTCAAGAGCACGCTCACCCTTGCCATCGCCGCAGCGCTTGGAGACCGCGTACCTGTCTCCAACTTCACCTACGCGAAGAAGGCAGTGGTTGCTCCCGAGCGGCGCACAGTGGTGCTCATTCCCTACGAGCAAAGCGCGGGGCGCCTGCGTGTGGCGTACGAGAAGCGCATCATCAAGCGTGAGCTGAAGTCGCGCGAGACGAACGTGGTCGTCGTGCGCTCACCGCAAAAGTGGCAAGTCGATGAGCCCATGGATGGGTGCGATCCGCTGAAGCTCATGCGCGAGTTGAAACCCATTCTCATGGTGCTCGACCCGCTCATCGCCGCACACAGCGGAGACGAGAACGACCCGCGCATGATTCGCCCTTTCATCCCGCTGCGCGACGAAGCGTTGACGCAGGGCGCTTCGGTTTTGCTTGTGCATCACATGAATAAAGGTGGGAGCGAGCAGGGAAGTAGTGGACGAAGTGTGAGCG